CAGGCTGGCCTCGACCGGCAGTGTTTTGGACTCCGCCACCATTACATTTGAGATTGACTCCGCGCCGTAGGCGGGCACGTTTTGTGACTTTTCAGCAGGATATTAGTGAGCGGGGCTTAACGCGCCACCGCAATTCGAGGTAGGATCAACCTGTTTCTAACCTTTGCAAAGGAGACACCATGATGAGTTTGGCAGACCTTAGCGCCCTTGCGGCCAGCGTCGAATCGGCCCGTGTCGCGTTCAATACCGCCCTGACGAACGCTACGGCGGCGGGTATCGCGGTAACGGCACACGTCAACTACGGCGGCCCGGCCCCTGTGCCCGGTGCCCCGGCGTCGGCGGCGAGCCTTGTCGCCTCGTGCAGCCTTCCGCTGCCCGTGACCGAGTAAGGGTGACGCATGAAGTTCAACTTCGAGCTCGAAGAGCAAGAGGCCAACGTCGTGTTGACATCCCTGGCCAAGCAGCCGTACGAGATGACGGCTGGCGTGATCGACAAGCTGCGCTTCCAGGCGCAGAGCCAGATCAACGCGGCAAACGCGCCCAAGAGCGAGGGTGAGCAGCCCGCGCCGGCTCCCGCCGAGGGCAAGTGATGGCACGGGGGCGCCCCGGGCGACTGGGGCGCTCCCTGACCGTCTGAGACAGTGAGGGTAGTTTATGGCCGGGTTCAAGGCAGAGATCTTCAAGGGAATTGTGCCGAGGCTCCCGGAGTCGTTGCTCCCAGAAGGCACGGCCACCATCGCGCAGAACTGCGACTTCGCCTATGGCGAGTTGCGCAACACCAAAGGCGGGTTCCTGTTCGGCACTATGCAGAACACCCCGGCCTCGATCTACACCGACGACGGCGCGGTGTTCTACACCTGGCCGACCGATACCGATGCCGTCCGATCGCCGCTCGTCAGCGACACGTTTAACCGGCTCTACTTCTCGACGACTGGCGGCCTTTTCGTCACCAACCGGCTTGGCCAGCAGCTCACGGGCGGCGTGCCCGCATCTTCGTATCAGGTCGGGGTGCAGCGGCCAACGGCCGCCCCGACGCTTGTTGTGTCTGGGATCAAGCCCGTAAACGCAACGACCGCAACGCTCGTGTGGACCTTCCACTACGAGTACGGCGGCGTGAAGTACCAAGAGGCGACCATCACGCCGACCTCGCTCGGCAATGATCAGTACAGCTTCACCCCGGTAGCCAAGGCGGTCGATACCCCGGAGGGCGCCTTCCCGGTCGTGCGCCTGGTCGCCAACTGGCTTGTTGACAACTCGCAGATCTTCGACATCTACACCAACAACTCGTCGTTCACGAGCACAGCCGGCTATTACAGCCTGTCGATGGCCGACGACTCCGGGCAGGCGACCTACACGATCAAGCTCACCGGAACCATCCCGGAGAAGGAGAAGGAGGCGCGGGTGTACGTGTACACCTACGTCAACACCTACAACGAGGAAGGGCCGCCAAGCCCCGTGGCGGCGATCAGCACCGGAACCGGTGTCAACGTCACGGTCACGACGAACAAGATCGCAGACGGGTCGTACGCGCCGATCAAGGAAATTCGCATCTACCGCACCCCCACGGGATCAGACAACGCCACGTACTACTACGCCGGGTCGATCGCCGTGCAGGGCCAGCCTGCCGGTAACTACAATTTCCTCGACGACGTTCGCCCGGAACTCCTGAACGAGGAACTGTCCTCGACGGAGGCGTATGCGCCGAACACGGCCCTGCGCGGCCTGATGGCGCTGCCGAACGGAATCTTGTGCGCGTACAAGGGCAACGAGTTGCACTTCTCCGAAGCGTACAAGCCCTGGTCGTGGCCGCCGTCCTATGTGAAGGTGCTGCCGAACTCCATAGTAGGCGGCATCTCCTATGGCTCGGGCGCTGTCGTCACGACGACGACCAGCCCCTACCTGGTGTCTGGCGTTACCTCGGACTCCATGACCACCCAGAGGCTCAACGTCGATCAGGCGGGCGTCTCGAAGTGGTCGATCGCGGTCGCCAACGGATCGGTCGTCTACGCCAGCAACGACGGGCTCGTTGAACTCGTGGGCGGCCGGGCCTCGCTCGATGCCAGCAGCAAGTTCTTCACGCGCGAAGTCTGGCGCGCACGATTCGGCGCCGGCCTGTCCTCAATGCGGCTTGCGGTGTGGGACGGGCGCCTCGTCATCTTCTCGAGCAGCAACGCCTTCACGCCGGCCATGATCCGGCTGGATGAAGCCGAGGGCGCAATGACCGATCTGCCGTCTTTCGTGGCGCAGACATCGTTCGTGAGCCCGATGGCCGACCAGATGTACTACGCCACAGGGGCCATGCTGTACCAGTTCAACGGTGGAACAGATCAAAGCGCCGTCTGGCAGTCGCGCGAGATCGTGCTCGATCGCCCGCTGAACTTTGGAATTGGCCAGGCTGTTACGCAGGGCACCTGGACGCTCGAGCTCTGGGCGCTCGTCAACGGCACGTACTCGCTGCGGCACACGCAGTCCATCCCGCAAGGCATCTCGACCTTCCGCCTTCCGTCGGGGTACGAGTCCGACCGGTATCGCATCAAGATCAGCGGCACGGGGCGCTTTCGTGAGTTGCGCGTCGCCCAGACCGCGCGAGAACTGGCGACGCTCTGATGAGCACCAAGAAGGCAACATCACTTGCCGGTGTACCTGGCGTCCCACTAGCGGCGCTCGATGCCATCGAGGACGAGAACACACGCATTGTCGTGCGCGCCATCGTTGACGGATGGAACGTCCGCAACGGAAACGCGGGCAAGCCGGAAAACCGCTTCATCACGCTGAACGAACTCGGAAGCGTCGAGAACCTTGTCGTTGGTCTGCGCGGGAAGGTGACAGCGATCGAGGACGAACAGCGCCAAACGCTGCGCGCCTCAGAGATCAACCGCCTGATCAACGACGTGCAGGGGCAGATCATGGAGTCCCTGCTCTGGCAGGAACTCGGCACCCGGATCGACAACATCGACCTGGCGATCGTCGCCGAACAGCAGGCGCGCATCGCGGCCGTGCAGGCCGAGGCTAACGCTCGGATTGCCTCCGCAAACCAACTGGCCGCGGACATTGCGGAAGTTGCAGCCGACCTCGTAGACGAGGCCACGGCGCGCCTGAACTTCGACAACACGGCGGGATCGCAGATCCTTACCCTGCAGCAGACAACCGCCACGCAAGCGACCCAGATTACCGGCCTGCAGACCAGGACGACGGCGGCCGAGAACACGATCGTCACCCTGCAGCAGACGACGGCCACGCAGGCCACCCAGATTACTGGCCTGACAACGCGGACGACCAACGCCGAAAACTCGATCGTCACGCTGCAACAGACGACGGCCACTCAGGCCACGGCGCTGACGAACCTGACCTCGCGGGTAGACACCGCGGAGTCAAGCATAACGACGCTGCAGCAAACGACGGCCACTCAGGCCACGTTGATCACCTCTCTAACCACGCGCGTAAACACGGCAGAGTCGAACATCACGACCCTGCAGACGACGACGGGCAATCAGGCAACCTCGATCACGAGCCTGACAACCCGGATGGATGGCGCCGAGAGCAACATCAGCTCGCAAGGCGGGCGGTTGACTACGGCCGAGTCGAACATTACGACGCTGCAATCGACGACCGCTACAACGGCGACAAACCTGACTTCGCTGACGACGCGAGTCGGCACGGCCGAGACCAACATCGGCACGCTGCAGACGACGACTGCCAACCAGGCCACGCAGCTGAACATCGTGTCGGCGACGGCCAACAACAAGGCCAAGGTCTTCTATCAGGCGTCCGCGCCTACGTCCGTTGACAACGGGTACCAACTCGCAGTCAACGACATGTGGCTCGACAGCGACGACAACAACAGGCTGTACCGGTGGAACGGGTCGTCTTGGGCCGAGTCGTCGGACGCGCGAATCGCGGCAAACGCGGCCGCGATCACAACCGAGACAACGGCGCGCATCAACGGCGACAACGCTATAACGAATAGCGTTACAACGCAGTTCTCGACGGTCAACAACAACATCGCCGCGCTGCAGCAGGCAGACACGACGATTACCAATAGCGTCGCGTCCCTGTCATCGACCGTCACCACGCTTCAAGCAACGGTCGGTGCCAACACGTCTGCGATCCAGACCGAGGCCACGACCCGCGCCAACGCGGACAACGACCTGTACGCAAAGTATTCGGTCAAGATCGACCAGAACGGATACGTCTCAGGCTTCGGCCTGATGAGTACGGCCAACAATGCCGCGCCAAGCTCGACGTTCATTGTGCGCGCTGACTCGTTCGCCGTCGGCAGCCCGAGCGGCCCTGGCATCACGCCGGCCGTGCCGTTTGTCGTCAAGACCACGCCGAGCACAAACCCGGACGGATCGACGATCCCGGTTGGCGTGTACATGGGCTCGGCCTACGTCAAGGAGTTGAGCGGCGTCTACATCTACGCGGGAATGCTCGAGGCCGGGAAGATCTACACCGGCAGCCAGTACATCGACATCGTGAGCAAGTACCCGGTGCTTGCTACGCCCGGTATCACTGTTATGGGATACGGCGCCTGGAGTCCAAGTGCGGCCACCAACTACGTCGAGGCTTTCACGACGAACCTGCGGCTGTACGCGCCGGACTGGCATCACATGGTCCCGATCAACCAGCGCGTCAGGCACATGAATCCGGGCGAAGAGCTCCGCGTCACGATCATCGCAACGTCTGTTGTGGATTACTTCCTGTCGGTCTGGTATCGAATCCGCTCGTACATCACGGCGAACGATTGGCCCGCATACACGGCAGCCAACTTCCCGAACATTGTCTACAAGGACTGGTTCCCGTACTTCTCATGGGTGACTGAGCCGCGGCCGTCCAACGGGCCGATCACCATATCGGTAAATGTACCGTTCCACTTGAACGACGATCAGTACATCGAGTTCACGATCGCTCCGACCGCATACAACTACGGCGCAAACTCTCCATCCGGTCCGCCTGAAACGTGGTCGAACCCGGACAACTGGTTCCCGATCAACACAAGTGCGACTGTCTACATCGACTCGTCCGTTACGCTGGTAGCCTCAAACCTATGACGTACTACCTCTATCGTTTGCCGAATGGCGTTCCAGAACTGCTGACGCATCCGCTTCCGCCGCAATGCCCAGACGGCACGAGGCTGATCCGTACGACGCAAGAGCGTGTCGATGTTGTCAACATGCGGTTCAACGAGAACGACGAGCTCGTGCCGGTTGCCCTGCCTTACACGACCAGGCGGCGCATGGCCTACCCCCGGATCGGCGACCAACTGGACGCGCTTTGGCACGCCATGGATCAGGGCACGCTGCCCAAGGCCGAGCCTTTCTACTCGGACATCAAGGCGGTCAAGGACGCCAACCCGAAGCCGTCGAATTGAGGACAGGTGGGCAGAATCGGGCCATGAAAATCGACGTTCGTGTGCCTGTCGATGTCCCAAGCGCGCTGCTCCATGCCGCGCAGCTGCCGACTGTTGTCGAGAATAGGCCCGTACTCGAGATCCCCGGACGCGACATCCGGGAGAAATTGGCGAACCTTGAGAGGGCGCTGCAGGCCGGCGAGACGATGGAGTTGCCGGTACGGCACCACTTCTCGCGCGGCGTGTATGCGCGTGAGTTGTTCATCCCGAAGGGTACGGTCCTAGTCGGGAAGATCCACAAGCACAGCCAGATCAACATTGTGTCGCAGGGCGACATCTCGGTACTGACCGAGAGCGGGGTGAAGCGCGTGCAAGCCCCGTTTACGTTAGTGTCCGGGCCGGGTATCAAGCGTGCGGGTTACGCTCACGAAGATACGATCTGGACGACGATCCACGGCACGCATGAGACCGATCTCGACGCACTCGAGGACGAGTTGATTGCGGCATCGTTTGAAGACTACGACCGCTTTACGGCGGCGTTGACGCACCGGGAGTAATCAACATGGCATGGGCAGTCGTAGCGGGCGCAGCAATCACCACTGTCGGCGGCGCGCTCATGAGCCGAAAGGGTAACAAGGCCCAAGACGCGGCCGCGAACGCGGCGAACCTCGAGGCCGAGATTGCCCGCGATCAGTGGGAGCGATACAAGGAAGTCTACGCCCCGCTGGAAGAGCAGTTCGTGGCGGAGTCCTTTGCTTACGACTCCCCGCAGAATTACGCGCTGGCCGCTGGCGAAGCGTCTGCGGACGTTTCGACGCAGTTTGGCAAGATGCGGCAGCGACTCAACCGCACGCCTGGCCTTGACCCGTCCTCGCCGGCCTATCAAGCCTCCATGGTCAACCTCGACCTGAGCCAGGCCGCGACAGACGCCACAATGCAGAACCGCGCTCGGCTTGGCGTGCGAGACACGGCGTACGACCGCAAGCGTACGGCGCTTGCCCTCGGCAAGGGCCTCGATCAGACGGCGGCATCCGGCGCCGGTCGATCCGCCAATTCGCTTTCCAGTTTGGCCGCAGCCCAGTACGGCCAAGCGTCGGACGCCGCGGCGGGCCTTGGCACGCTGACGAGCAACCTGATCAATGCTTGGCAGAACCGCAAGCCCGCGACGACTACGCCCGGCGGGCCGTAAGGAGAAATGCAATGAGCGTCATGGGACTCGGCTTGGCCACTCGCGCCGCCAATACTTTCTTCGACGACCAGGACAAGAAGCGCGACAAAAAGATCCGCGAAGAGCGCGAGGCTCGGCGGTGGACAAGCGAGGAGGCCGGGCTCGATGCGGCCGACACGACTCGTCCGTATGCGACCGAGGCCGCGGTCACGGGCGCTATGAATACTGCCGACGCGAATCGATCGCAGTTGCGCACCCGCCCGGGCGAAACCGAGAACGCGATCGCGCGCCAAGGCATTGAGTCGGTCTCACTTGAGCGTGCAGCAGCGCGCCAGGGCACGGTCGAGGAAGCGAACGACCTCAACGCCCAAACGAACACGAACAACGCAAAGGTCAACAGCGCGCTGTCCAACGTCAAGGTCGAAGATCTGCCGCGAGCAGTCGCCGACGCCCGACGCGCTGGCGTACTGCAAGGCGAGCAAGTGCAGACGGCAGTCCTCGGCGGTCTTGCCACGCTTCTTGGCCGTGGCGACAACGCTGGCGTGATCAAGTACATGAACGACATGGCCAAGGCCAGCGGAGGCGGAGGCCCGGAGATCGTCCGTGTAGGCACGATCAACGTGGGCGGTCGCAATGTGTTCGTGGCGCAGGATGCAGCAGGGGCTTCGGTATTTCAGATCCCGCTCGATTCACTCAAGAACATGGTCAAGCAGCCGGGAGAGAAGGTTATCGTCAAGCCGGGTGAGACCGTGGGAATGCTCTCCCCAGACGGCACGTACAAGCCTTCGTACACCGCTCCCGAAACCCGCAGCGGCCGATTAGAGAAGATGGGGCCGCTCGAGCGCGACGTGACGTACCTCATGGACGCGCACGGCATGGGCCAGCAGCAGGCCCTCCAATACCTGAACTCGGCGAAGTCGATGACGCGCCAGCAGTTCATTCTCAAGGGCATCGAAAACCTGACCGCGATCGGCAAGACAGCGACGCAAGACGACATCGCCAACTTCGGCACGCTCTACGATTCCGCAAGCGCAATCCCGGCAAATCCGGGCTTGGGCGCGGGATCGAATAACTCGGCACCCGGTAAAAAGGATCCTCGTATCGACGGCCTTCTCGGCATCCCTTAACACTAAGGCGCCTCATGGACATCAACGAGAACCTACTCGGGCTTTTTGATTCACCAAGCACAGGTTCTCGAGGCGACCCCAAACCGCCGAGCACTGGGCTCGATACCCTCAACGAAGATCTCTACGGCGCATTCAACAGCGCCCCGACGCCTCCCAAGGCCGAGCCGCCGAAGGCGCCCCCGCGCGCGAGCACTGCACCGACCACACCGGATCTCGGCAAGGCCCCGAAGTGGGCCGACATTGAAGCCAAGCCGGAGTACCAGGCGCTCTCGCCCGAAGAAAAAGCAGGCGCCAAGGCGCGCTACTTCGATTACTGGGTCGCGCCGAACGCGGGCTCGGACGCCGCTAGCCTCCGCGATCGATTCTTGGCGCCTCCGAAGCCGGCCGCTGCGCCCGCCCAGAAGTCAGAAGAGCCGGGCATGTTCCAACGCGCGCTCGACTCCGTGGTTGGCGGGATCGCCAATCTGATCGAGCCCGGCACGGGCTATCTGCCCAACGAACAGATCCCGTCCGCAATGCGCAAGGTGCTCGAGGCGCAGTACCGTGCTGCGCCGAACGACATCAAGATCGAGATGAGCACGGACCCTGGTATGTCCGCGCCGCTCGAGAAGCGCGCCATGGCATCCATCGCGCGCGAGATGAACCAGCGATCCGGTCTCAAGCTGCCGGAAGTTGGTACGCCAGTCGAAGAGCAGAACCCGATTACCGGGACTGCCCGCAACCTCACGGCCAGCGCGCTCAAGATCGGCCCGACCGCGGTCAAGGGCGTCGCCGACATCGCGCAGATGGCCACGGGCGGTAATGTCGGCAAAGACACCTCCGACGCTATGAAGCGCGGCATGGAGTCGATCGACGAACTGGTTGGAACCAAGCAGTTCAACGAACAGCAGCGCGGCTTCGCCAAAGTTCTGCAGGACGACACCAAGGGTGTCGGCGACATGTTCTCGTACCTGCTCGACAACCCGTCGGTTCTCGTCGATCAGTCGATTACCACTATCGGTTCGATGTTCCTCCCGGCAGGCGCCGCGAAGGGCGCGGCCATGGTGGCCAGCGCGCGCGGGCTCGGCCAAGCGGCCACGACCAAGGCCGCGGTGGCGACGAGCGTGGCGACGATCGCGGCCCAGAATGCGGCCGACACGTTCACGTCCCTCGAGGACCAACCGCTTGCCAACCGGTACCAAGCAGCCGCCACGTCGGCGGCGGTATCGGTGCTGGCCAGTATCGCCACGGGCGGCGGCGCCGAAGGCGAGATCGCGCGCCGTTTGGCTGGCGACCTGTCCGCAGGCCGGATCGGGCTCGAGCGCGTCAAGAGTTTCCTGTCTGCCGTCTTCAGGGAAGGCGCGCAGGAAGCGGGCGAAGAGGCCGGCAACATCGCGGGCGAGGCCGTCGGCCGGCGCGAGCTCCCGTCTGCCCCCAACGCTGCCAAACGGACGGCATTTGCCGGCACCTTGGGCGGCATCATGGGCGGTGGCGTCAACCTGGTGTTGGGCGGGGGACCGCAGGCGCCCGTCGCGCCGCCGAACGCACCGAATCAGGAGCGCATAGAGCCCACGATCGGCCCCATCCCGGGCGTAGAGCCGCCCGCAGAGCCTCCGCAGGCCGAGGCAGCGCCAACGCCGCCGCCCGCTGATACGCCGCCTCCCGCGGCCGCAGAGCCCGTCTCGGAGGACGACCAGGCGCTACTCGATTACGCGGAGACGCGCCTCGAGCAGTTGGTCTCGAAGGCCGAGGGCGGCTTCCGCACCATCTTCACCGATCAGGGCGAGATCGAGCAGGAGTTCCCGCCGACCCCGCTGACCGAACGCGAACGGCAAGAAGTCGCCGCGCTGCAGGATGCCAACGGCGACCTGACCAAGCTGCGCCAGTTGTTCGGCGCGCAACAGAATCCCCCAACTGCAGAGGAACCCGTCGATGGCACACAAGCCCCTGAAGCCGAGCAAGCAGCGCCGCAAGGACAAGAACCGGGATCGCCAGCGGCAGAAGTAGGGCAGGCACAAGACCCGATCGACGGGCTCGGCGCGCTGTTCGGCGGTGAGCAGGCCGGGGCGGCAACGGGACAGGCGCCCGACGAGACGCCCGCCGAGCCGCCGCGCAACGAGCGCGAGATGCTCGACCAGCGCCGCAAGACGACCGTCATTGCGGGCAACGAGAAGCTCGACGCCGAATGGGCGGTGGTCGATGCCGACGAGGTGAAAGCCTCGATGAAGGAAGGCGTCAACCAGCCGCGCGATCGCACGCGCGCCGCCTCGAACATTCAGGTGGCCGAGATCTCGCGTAACCCGGACTTCGAGCGCCTGTCCGACACGTCGAAGACGATGGACTACGGTTCGCCGACGCTCACATCGGACGGTGTGATCGTGGGCGGCAACGGCCGCTTCGAGGGCGTGAGCCTCGCCTACGAGAACAACATGGCCGGCGAGTACCGCAAGCAGCTCGAGGCGAACGCCGCGCGCTTCGGTCTCGATCCGGGCGCGATCCGCGGCATGAAGAAGCCGGTACTGGTGCGCCGCGTGACGCAGGACGCCGACACCCGGCGCCTGGCGATCCAGTCGAACCAAGCGGCCGGCCTGCAGATGTCCGACATGGAGCAGGCGGCGGTCGATGCCGAGCGCATGACCGCGCTCGACCAAATCCAGGTGGACGACTCGGGCGACATCCCGATGACGGCCAACAACATTCAGGCGATCAAGGGCGCGCTGAAGGGCTACACGACGAACGAACTCGCCGGGTTCGTGGCCGCAGACGGCACGATCGCCCAATCCGGCAAGCGCCGCATCCGCAATGCCATCCTGTACAAAGCGTACGGCAAGAGCGAGACGCTGGCCCGGTTGATCGAGTCGCCCAACGCCGACCTGAAGAACGTCGGCACGTCGCTTGTGCGCGCGGCCGCGCAACTGGCGCAGGCCCGCACCGTTGATGGGTACGACATCAGCCAGGACATCACCGAGGCTGTCGAAACCCTGTCTCAACTGCGCGCCGAGGGGCGCAGCATCGAGGACTTCCTGTCGCAAATTGGCATGTTCGGCGACACCATCAGCGCCGAAGCCAAAGAAATCCTGCAGTTCATGAACGACAACATCCGTAGCGCGCGAGCGATCACGGAATACTTGCAGGAATACGCCGCCATAGTTCAATCTGTCGAGAACGCGGGAGACGGCCTGTTCGGGGCCATGGAACTCCCGACGAAGCTCGACACCCTGCGAAACCTGAGAGGGAAGAACGATGCTGCCAACCGACAAGGCGAAACCCAAGGCGACCTCCTCGGCGCCGGCAACCAGCCGCCCGCAGACGGGGCTGGAGAGACTGGTACGCCGGATCGAGAGCAACCCCAAGGTGAAAGCGGCGATGCTCGAGGCAGTCAGGCGGATGAAGGCGAAGCAGGCAGCCAAGAGCAAGTAAGCCAGCCGGCCGCCGAGCCCACGGCCCTCGAGGCGTGGGGCGCAAAGGCCGCGGCTGTCACCAAACTGCACGAGCGGGTCGAGCGCCTGCTCGGTAACTTCAAGCAGAAGGGCTGGAAGATCCCGGCCGGTGGTGCGGATGTCCTGAAGAAGGAACTGACCACCAACGCTCGCTTCGCATTCCAAGAATTCCTGGACAACACCCCGGGCACGTCGGGCAAGAGCCTCGACGCGCGCCTCGCCTCGTTCAACAAGGCGCTCGAGGGCATGTACCAGGAAGCGTTCCGCAAACTGGTCGAGCTCAACCCCGAGCTCTACGCCGCGGGCAGCGCGCAGTCGGTCGTCAACGCCAAGGAAGTTGTCGATCGCGCGCTGGCGAACTTCAACGCCGTCCCGAAGGCGCTCGATGAGATCAACACGCTGTTCCTCATGGCCCGTGAGTATCTGACGGGCGAGAGGGAGGCGCTGCCGCCCAAGGACGAGAAGAAGGACAAACTTCAGAACGTCGGCGAGAAGCTGTGGGGCAGCCGCAAAGACCTGGCCAAGAAGCGACTCGGCGAGGGCAAGACCGGGGATCTCGACAAAGACATCCAGAAGGTTCTGGACAGCGCCTCGAAGACCCGCGTCTGGAACATTGTCCAGCCGGAAGGCGCCAGCACTGGTACGGTCGTCTTCCTGACCGAAGTGCGCAACCGATTTCCGTCGCTTCTCGAGTACGTCGGCTCCAACGCAGGCGGTGGGCGCGGCCGCTACGAGGAAAGTTTCTCAGAGGCGACCAAGCGCAAGGCCAAAGACGAGGGCATCGACTTCCTGATCGAGGAAGCGGCCGACTACATCGCCACGATGGAGCAGATGCGCGAAGCGACCCGCAACGCCATGAGCATTGCGGAAGCGAAGGCGGCGCTGGACAAGCTCATCGGCACGATCGAGTACGAGCGCGACGACAGAGGCTTCTCCAAGCCCAAGACCAACCTGACCGAGTTCGGTGAGATCGCCACCAAGTACGCCCGGCTCATCGTCTCGGACCTCAACGACTATGCCCGCCGCACGAAGGAAGACTCGTCGATTTCCAAGGGCGTCGATCGTCGCCCGCCGCTCGAGAACATCGTCCGCGAGAACCTGCCCGATCGCCGCAACGGCAAGGACGTGAACGGCGACGACTTCATGCAGGCGTTCGGCTTCCGTGGCGTCGAGTTCGGCGAGTGGGTGAACGCGGCCGAGCGCCAGGCGAACATCAACCACGCCTACGACGCGCTTTGGGATCTGGCCGACGCGCTCAACATGCCGGCCAAGGCGATCTCGTTCGGCGGCCGAATGGGCCTCGCGTTCGGTTCCCGTGGCCGTGGCGGCCGTGCGGCGGCGCACTACGAGCCCAACACCAACGTCATTAACCTCACGAAGACCAAGGGCGACGGCACCGTGGCCCACGAGTGGGGTCATGCGCTCGATCACTTCCTGACCGGTGAGATGCAGGGCTTTAAGGCCGGATCGACCGCCAGCGCCTCGAGCAAGAAGGCGGTCAACTCACTGAAGAAGGCGCTGCTCGAGAAGTACGACATCGATTACGCGGTCAAGACGCTTGACCGCCTGCTCGCCGGTCAATCGCACCTACGCAACAACAAGCGCCTCGGCCCGATCGAGACCGCCCGCGCCTACGTCGAGAACAAGTATTGGAAGCTCGAAGGGTGGAACATCCGCCGCGCCACGAACTTCAAGAACGAAGCCGACAGGCTCGGCAAGGACTACTGGGGAACGCCCGTCGAGATGTGGGCGCGCGCCTTCGAGGCGTTTGTGTTCGACGAACTCGGCACGCGCAAGAGCCCGTACCTCGTCACCGGTTGGGTTGGCGAGGGCGCGACCAGCATGGACACCGGATACAAGGGGACGCCGTACGCCTCTGGCGTAGAGCGCGCCGGGTTCAACGACCTGTTCCGCGATCTCGTCAAGAACATCGAGTGGTCGGACGAGGGCCCGAAGGTCAAGGACGACTACGTGTCGCCGACCGAGGGTCGCGCCACCGAAGTTGACCAGGCTGTGCGCGAGGCATTCCAGAAGCGCCTCGATGGCGAGAAGAAGAACGACGGCCTGTACTGGTACCAACTGAGCGAGTCCAAGTCGAAGGGGCAGCCAGGGCAGCCGTCGGCGGTATCCGCGAGCGGCAAACTCGTCGGGTATCCGTTCCCGCTGGCCGTCGAAGAGCTCAAGGAATTCGGCATGACCGTCGCCTCTGCCTCTTGGCAGCCTGGCGAGGGGACGATCTACGCCAAGCCGCCTGCGCAGGAAGAGCCTCCGGCCGCAGAGCCGGACATCGACCTCGGCAACATGTTCGACGACCTGATGCGCGAGGAACTGGCCAAGGACAAGCCGAAGACCGAGCGCGAGATGCGCGAGCGTCAGGGCCAGTCCGACCGCGGCCCGCTCACCTCGATCCAGAGCGCCGGCAAGAACACGGCCGAAGGGCTCGGTAATGCAATCGACGGACTCGGTAAACTCTTCGGCGGCAACGGCAAGCTGAACTCCGGCTTCACATTCGACGAGGAGACCTACGCCAAGGCGAAGCCGCTCTTCATCGCGGCGGCCAAGAACTTCGTGCAGGCGGGCCAGGACATCCGGGAAGCCATGCGAGCAATCATTCGCATGGTCCTCGACAAGTTCGGCCAGGTGGCCGTCGAGAACATGAAGCCGTACATCGTGCGGTTCATCAGCGACGTCCAGGCGGGCAAGATCGAGTTCGACACCGAGCCGCAAGAGGCGGCGCCGACGCTGGAAAACCCGGAAGGCCGCCACGAGATTGCGCGGCAACTGTTCGTGATGCTGGCCGGTGGCCAGTCCTTTGCCACGATCAACGACGCCCGCGCCAAGATCGCCGAGATCACGGGCACCCCGATCAAGGCCGGCACGGAAGCCGCCAAACTCGCCGACGAGACCGTGGAAGCGGCTGTCGTCATGGCCGGGCGCGAGATTGTCGCCGCTGGACGACGCCTGAAACTGTCGTCGGCCGACATCTACGACCGGTTGGTTGCACTCTACAACCGTCAGCCGAACCTCGGCGTGCGTTCGTCAACGAGCGTGCGCGAGCAGGCGTACTCGACCCCGGTCCCGCTGGCGTTCCTCGCCTCGGAACTCGCCGGTATCACGGCCCAGACCCGCGTCCTCGAGCCCACGGCCGGTAATGGGATGCTGCTGATCGGCGCCAACCCGGCGTCGGTGCAGGCGAACGAGCTCAACGCCAACCGCGCTGCTGCGCTGCGGCAGATGGGCTTCAACGTCACGACCGAAAACGCTGCGACGACCCAGTTCGGCGCCCGCGTCGATGCCGTCATCGCCAACCCGCCGTTCGGCGCGGTCAAGGACGCCGACGGCAACACGATTAGTTTCACGGTTACGCCCGACTACACCACCAACGAGATCGATCACGCGATCGCCTTCAATGCCCTGAAAGCCATGAAGGACGACGGCACCGCCGTCCTGATCGTGGGCGGGTCGATGGCCAAAGAGGACGAGCCCCGGCGCCAGGATTACCGCGGCGCTGCCAAGCGGGCGTTCTATTTCAAGCTGTACAACGAATACAATGTCGTTGACCACTTCACGGTGGCCGGCAGCCTCTACTCAAAGCAGGGCGCCAGCTATCCGGTCGATGTCATCGTGATCCGTGGCCGTGGCACCGAGTCCCCTCGCGCGCTGCCGGCCTCCGATCTTCCGGTGATCATCGACTCGTTCGAGCAACTGAAGGAGAAGCTGAATGGCATTGGTAGCGTGGGCGCCGAAGGAAATCTCGGCTCCAATCGAACTGCTGGCGGCGAAGGTGCCGACGGGCAGCGTGACGGAGCGGGAGTGGGTGGAGAGACTCGCCGACCGGGTGACGGAGATGGCCAGCAAGGAACCCCCGGAGGCGACGGTCGAGGCATGTCGGGCTCTGGGCGTACCGGAAACGGACGATCCGGCCGAGGCGGGTCAGTATCTCGTGATGGGCAATCTCAATCTGAGAACGCACCTAACACTGGCGATGGACAACAGTCCGTTTCCGGCGAAGGTAACGCCAAGCGAGGAAGCCGCGCAGGCGATCAAGGAGACCGATCTGGCGACGTGGGTCGATCTGGCGGCCTCGATGGTCAGCGCCTCGAGTCTGGATTAACCGACCGCCGCGGGCAGGAACAGGAGACCGGCTCCCAGGTCGCCTACACGCCGCGATCTGAAGCGGCTTCCGTCGGCACGCTCGTGCCGGCCGCGATGCGCGACTCGATCCAAGAGTCACTGCAGCGCATCGAAGATAACGTCGGCAGCCTCGACGAGTACGTGGCCAAGGCCCTCGAGATGGATCTCGAGACGGCCCGCGCCAACTTCTCCGCAGAACAGATCGACGCTCTGGCACTCGGCATCTACAACGCCGAGCAGGGCAAGGGCTTCATCATCGGCGACCAGACGGGCATCGGTAAGGGCCGCGTCGTTGCCGGCATGATCCGCTACGCGCTGCGCAAGGGCCGCATCCCGATCTTCGTGACCGAAAAGCCGAACCTGTACTCGGACATGATCCGAGACCTGGACGACATCGGCATGGACGAGGAACTCGGCCTGACCGGTGAGAAGCCGCGCATCTTCATGACCAACAGCGATGCCACGGTTCCGTACAGCATCGTCCGCATGAAGGGCGAGGACATCACCGAGACGAACCTGAACCTGAAGCCGGCGAAGCGTGGCGAGCAGTTGTCCAAGATGATGAAGGACATGATCGCCGCAAACACGCTCGGCGATTACCGGGTCATCTTCACGACCTACAGCCAGCTGCAGACCGTCAAGGGGCAGCCGACCGAGCGGCAGCGGTTCGTGCAGCACTTCGGCCGCGACAACTTCATGATCTTCGACGAGAGCCACAACGCAGGCGGCTCCGGCGAGACGCAGGCCCGCACCAAGGGCCAGCGGGAAGCGCAGAAGGAAGGCGGGTCACTGGCCACCGGGCGCGCGGCATTTGTCCGCAGCCTTGTCACGAACGCCTTTGGCACGTTCTTCTCGTCGGCGACCTACGCCAAGCGCCCGGACGTGATGGACCTCTACGCCAGCACGAACATGAAACTGGCGGTCAACAAGATCAGCGAACTCGCCGAAGCCATCAAGCGCGGCGGTGTGCCGATGCAGCAGATCGTGGCGACGATGCTCACGCAGGACGGACAGTACATCCGCCGTGAGCGCACGTTCGCCGGCGTGTCCTACGACACCCAAGAGACGGCCGTGGACAAAGAGACAGCCGAGAACATGGCGAACTCCATGCGCTCGATCCTGGGCTTCTCGCGCTCCAAGGAAGCCGCCGTCAAGGCGATGCAGAAGGAGCTCGACAAAGAAGGCAAGATGATGGGCGTCACGGGTGAAAAGACCACCGTGCAAGGCGCCAACTTCGGCTCGATCATGCACAACCTGATCGACCAGATGCTCTTGTCGCTCAAGGTGCAGGACTCTCTGCGCCACGCCATCGAGCGCCTGAAAGCGGGCGAGAAGGTCGTGATGACCGTCTCGAACACCATGGGCTCGTTCCTGAAGGACTACGCCGAAGAGATGGAACTGAACGTCGGCGACCCGGTGTCGCTGTCGTTCGCCGATCTCTACATCCGCTACCTCGAGAAGCAGCGGATGGTAACGATCAAGGCGCCGAACGGCCAGAAGACCAAGTACCGACTGACCGACAAAGACCTCGGCCCGACGCTGACCGCGCGCTATAACTCCATCCTGGAGCAGATCCGCGGTTCTGGCTTCGGCTCGGCGCCGATCTCGCCGATCGACTTCATGCACGCCGAGCTTCGCAAGGCGGGCTACAAGACCGACGAGATCACCGGCCGCACGATCGCCCTGAACTACTCGTCGGGCACGCCGAAACTGTCCAGCCGCTCGAGCGACATCAAGCAGCGCGTCAACGCGGTGCGGTCGTTCAACAACGGCGCGGTCGATGTTCTCATCCTGAACCAGGCGGGCTCCACGGGCCTGTCGCTGCACGCCTCGAGCAAGGTCAAAGATCAGCGCAAGCGGCACATGATCATTGTGCAGCCCGAGAAGAACATCGACACGCACATGCAGATGCTTGGCCGCGTGCATCGCACCGGCCAGGTGGTCGCGCCAGCGTACTCGCAGATGATGGCCGACATCCCGGCCGAGCAGCGTCCGGCCGCGGTCCTGCTGAAGAAGATGGCGTCCCTCAACGCCAACACCACGGCCTCCCGCAAGTCGGCCGTCACAGCCGAAGGCGTCGTGGACTTCATGAACGACTACGGCGGCCAGGTCGTGCAGGAATTCCTGCGCGACAACCCGGAGATTCACCTGTCGATCGGCGGCAACAAGATCGTCACGCTGGTCGATGACCCGGCCGAGGATGCGAACGAGGACGACATCCGCAAGTTCACGGGCTATGTCCCGATCCTGCCGATCAAGCAGCAGGAAGCGATCTACGAGGAACTGATCGCCCGCTACAACGACCTGATCGAGCGCGAGAACAGCCTCGGCACGAACAAGCTCGAGGCCAAGGCCGTCGATCTCGACGCCGAGACGCTCTCCGTCACGCCGATCACCGACGCCAAGGAAGAGAATTCCGTGTTCGCCCGCGAGGCCAACATGGAACAGGTCGATGTCAAGCGGACTGTAAAGCCGTTCACGAGCGAGGAAGTTCGCGCGCTTGTGATGAAGCGCCTCGAGGACAGCGGCATGGACGGCGCAAATCTCCCGGCGCAAATCTCCCGCGCGCAGATCACCAATCTGCGCAAGGACGGGCAGGCGTTCATCGACGCCAACGACAAGCGCCTCGAGGACGCCGAGGCCGACCCGGTTCGTCGGCAGCAGCAGAAGGACAACCTGGGCGCGATCCTGAACCACGCGATGACCGTGCTCGACACCTACCAGATCGGCAACTCGATCCAGGTGAAGAACAAGGACGGCGTGCTTCTGTATGGCGTGATCACGGACATCCTGAGCACGGGCCGCACCCAGAACCCGGCCGCGGGGTCGAACTGGAAGATGCAAGTTGCGCTCGCCAACGGCGATGCGAAGTCGCTGACGCTGAGTTTCTCCCAGATCGGGAGCGCGTACGAGCTGCAGAACGTCAACCGCATCAACTACTTCAACACCGACACCGGCAAGGCTGAGTACGGCACGGTCTACGACGTGTTCGACAAGGGCTCGACCGCGCGCCGCGAGAAGCGGTGGATCGTGACCGGCAACATCCTGGCCGGCTACGCCAACTGGCGCGGGCAGATCATCCAGTACACGAAGAAGGACGGCACGACCAGCCAAGGCGTGCTGATGAACCGCCAGTTCGACTTCGAGAAGGAGCAGAAGGAAGCCCCGGTTCGGATTAACACGACCGATAACGCGATCCGGTTCCTCACCGAGATCGGCCGCAACGCTGCCATTACCTCGACGGACGGCAACTTCCGCATCATCAACAAGGGCAACGGTTACTACTCGATCGTGGTACCGAGTTCAAAGAAGACGGGCGGCTACTACTTCCTCGACCAGAACATCACCAAGGTCACGGGCGACTTCTTCAAGAGCGGCGCCCAGATGTCTGTCCAGTTCGGCGACAGCAACGACAGGCTGCGCAAGGTTCTCGATGTCGTGCTGGCCAAGGATGACGTGACGCTCACGGTCCAGAACTACCTCGACCAGGCGCGCAAGCTGCTCGCACCGAAGGCCACGGGCCCGGTAGAGAACATGTCGCGCAGCCTGCTCGAGAACGTCTCGCGCTCGCCTGCTGGGGCGTTCGCCGACGTTGCACCCAAGGTCCGCGCCGACGGTCTGCGCCGCCTCGAGAAGGCGCAAGCCCGTCTCGACGAAGGCAAGATCACGGACGCCGAGTTCCAGTTGGCCGTCAAGGAAGTGATCGCCAGTATGCGCGATCAGCGCGACGAGCGCGCCTACCGGGATGTGATGTCGGCACGGCGCCGCGGCGGGGACTGGATCAAGTCCCGGATGCGCAAAGCGGTCGCGGACGGGGTGATCCCGGCCAAGGAAGCCGATTTCGCCGAGTGGCTGATCGACCAGAACCCGGCCGTTGCCGAGCAGCTTGGAATCAGCGTCCGCACAACCGCCGCGAACGGGACTGCCGCGGCCAACTACAACCCCGCGGAAAAGGTCTTCACCCTGTTCAAGGGCGAGACCGAGGGCGACAGCGCCGTTCACGAGATTCTGCACCACACCGAACGCATGATGCCGCTCGATGTTCAGATGGGCATTCGCAAGGAGTGGGAGAAGCAGTGGCTTGCCGCCTTCCGCGCGGCCAGCCCGGAGCGCAAGCAGGCCATGGCCGACATGCTGAAGGCCAGCATGGGCGATGCCGAGGCCAAGCAGCGCGTCGTCAAGGCGTTCCAGAATCGTGTGCTCGAGTTCGGCACCGACTATGCGTTCTACAGCCCGTCGGAGTTCTGGGCGGTCAACGGCGCCCGCATCATGGACGATCGGTTCATGGCCGATCAGTCGTGGGTCAAGCGGGCGATTCAGTGGCTCAAGGAGTTCATCGAGCGCGCCAAGGGCGCTTTCGGCCTGCGCTCCGATGCCCCGGTCATCAAGGGCCTGAAGGCGGTCATCAAGGGCGACGGCAAGTTCGTGCCCGGTATGCAGCTGCTTCAGAACGGCCCGGATAGCGTCGCCATCAGCGAAGAGATCGCGGGCGCCAACCTGGGCGCACCAACCGCGGCCGGTGAGCGGCCCACGTCGGTCGAGAACATGCGGCGCGTCCGCAACAACATCGTTCAGTTCTGGGCCAACCGCCGTGGCACGATCAAGAACTTCAACGCCTACGACAAGTCGCTGGCAACCCAGTACCACAAGGCACTCAAGGACGGTGACTTCGGTAAGGTGTTCGCACTGACGAACGCCATCCTGAACGCGGTGTCGCTGACCTCGATCCGCCCGGCCGAGTTGGCGCCTGGCATCCTGCCCAAGGCCGAGGACGTGCGCTCCGCATTCGCCACGGCATTCGGCCCGGGCCAGTCGCAGCGCGACATCAAGGCGGCCGCCGATGCGATCTTCGCCGGCACCCTGGCGGGCGATACCGTCATGGACGGCACGGTTTGGACAGAGGCCGAGTTCATGGCGCGCGAGGGCGCGAGCCAAGCGGCCTGGGCCCTGTATCAGCAGGCCCGCGCGGCGATCGATGCCAGCATCGACGAGCTCGCGGCCGCCGAGGCGTACGCGGTAGCCCAGGACATGATGCCGCGGGAAGCCAGGCGTCAAATTCTTGACGATGTGAGCCGGGCACGGCCGACCATCTTCGGCGCGATCGACCGGCGCCTGCGCGTGCTGAACCAGACGCTCTCCCAAGCGATGCTGGCGCAGAACGACGCGGCGCAGGAAGAGATCAAGGCCGAGATCAAGTCCCTCGAGGACACCCGCGAGAAGGTGCTGAAGGTGTTTGGCATTGCCAAGCGCCTGAAGGAGGCCGGCTACGCGCCGCTGATGCGCTTCGGCAAGTTCGCCGTGACCGTGACCCGTATCGACCCGGTGACGGGCCTGCCGGATCGTGGCGACGACGGCGATTCCACCCTGTTCTTCGGCCGGTACGAGTCGGAGAGCGAGGCCAAGGCCATGCGCGCCGAACTCGAGCGGCAGTATGCGGGCCAGTCGGACATCGAGATCACGGCCGCGCCGGTCTCTGAGAAGTCGCACGAGATGTACTCCGGTATCTCGCCGGAGACGATCGCCATTTTCGCCGAGACGATCGGCGAGGAAGCGGCGATGAAGAACTACATCGAGAACGTGATGAGCGAGCGGTCGGCCCTCAAGCGCCGCCTCGAGCGCAAGGGCACCCCGGGATACAGCCGGGAACTGCCGCGCGTGCTGTCCAACTTCATCACCTCGAACGCCCGCTACGCCTCGCAGCGTTACTTCATGAAGGAACTGGATCGCGCGATCTCCCGCATCTCCAAGAAGGAGAAGGGCGACGTGCGCGACGAGGCGATCAAGCTCAAGCAGTTCGTCATGAACCCGTCGGACGGTGGCGCCGAAATCTCGTCGCTGATGTTCACCTGGTTCCTCACGGGCTCGGTCGCGGCGGCCGCGGTCAACACGACCCAGACCGTCACCACAACGGTTCCGTACCTGTCGCAGTTCGCCTCCGGTAGCGATGCCGCCAAGGCTTTCTCGAAGGCTATGTCCGTTTCGCTCGGCAAGCGTGAGCCGGACCCCGACCTTCGCGCGGCCCTCAAGCGCGCGAGCCAGGAAGGCATCGTGGACGCGCAGGAGATCTTCCACCTGTACAGCGTCGGTGCGCAGGGTGTCGCTACCAGGCTCGGAAACATTGTCGGCGCGGGCGAGCAGGCTCGCGTGAGGATGAACGGCTTTCTGACCCTGCTCGGGTCCATGTTCTCGCTGGCCGAGAAGTTCAACCGCAAGGTTGCCTTCGTCGCAGCCTACGAGATCGCCCGCGAAAGCGGCGGCCAGAACCCGTACGCCTTCGCGGTGCGCGCGGTCAACGAGACGCAGGGTATCTACAGCAAGGCCAACCGCCCGAACTGGGCGCGCAACCCGGCTGGTCGCGTGATCCTGACCTTCAAGCAGTTCTCCATCATGTACATGGAGATGTTCGCCCGCATGGTGAAGAAGGGCGGGCCGGAAGGTAAGCGCGCGGCTCTCTTCATGCTCGGAATCTTGATGTTGCTCGCTGGCGAAGAGGGCCTGCCGTTCGCGCAGGATCTCAACGACCTCATCGACACGCTTGGCCAGATGCTCGGCTTCGACACCAACATGGTTCGAGCCAAGCGCCGGGCGGCCTACGAGATCTTCGGCGAGCAGCTCGGCGACTTCATGCTCTACGGGCTGTCCTCGATGCTTCCGATGGACTGGCACGGGCGCCTTGGGCTCGGCAACCTCATCCCGGGCACCGGTTTGCTCAAGCCGTCGAACGAAAACATGCGCACCCGCGAGTTCGCGGAGATCCTTGGACCGAGCGCGGGCGCCGCGACCCAGATCGCGGACGCCATCGATGCAGGGTTCGAGGGCAAGGGTGGCAAGGCGGTGCAAAACGCGCTGCCCAAGTTCGCCAAGGACATCGCCACGGCCGCCGAGTGGGGCGCCAAGGGATACGCCACCGACACCCGCGGCCGCAAGATCACGGATGTGGATGGGTTGGATGTCGCCTCGAAGGCGATCGGATTCCAGCCGACTGCCGTCGCCCGCCAGCAGCGCAAGGTCGGCCCGGTCTACCAGGACATCGCTCTACAGAAGCGCGTCGAGTCGAGCATCGTGGACAAGTGGGCCCGCGGCGTGCTGGACGGCGACCAGGCGGCGATCGCCGAGGCGTCTGCAAAACTCGACTCGTGGAACGCCAAGAACACGGACACCCCGATCGTCATTACCCCGAACCAGATCCGGGATCGGGCCCGTGGCATGGCCGCCGAGCGCGACGGCCGCATGATCAAGCAGGCGCCCCGGGAGATGCGCGAGCGCGTTCGTCAGGGCCTCGAGGAAGCGGCCCCTGCTAAGGCCGCCCCCACGACCCAGAACGCCCCTGCGCGGCCCTCCGTGCGCCCCTCCGCGGGCCTCGACAGCGTGCCCGCTGGCCGGAAGCCGCCGACCGAGGCGGGTCTGGGCACGGCGCTGGCCCAATTGGTGGCCGAGGAAGGCGCGGCGCACCTACTCCCGGTCATCAAGGCGATCCGCGACCAGGAGTCGAGCGGCGGGCGCGACACCCGGACGAGCACCGACGGCGCGCAGGGCAGTATGCAGCTGATCCCGAGCACGTTCCGGGCGTATGCCAAGCCGGGTGAGCGGATCGACAACCCGGCCGACAACATCCGGGTGGGAGCGCGGTACATCAAAGACCTCGCCGACAAATTCGGCAACGACCCGGCAAAGATCGCGGTCGGCTACTTCTCGGGCGAGGGCAACGTGAACCGCGGTCAAGGCGAGCCGTGGAAGCGTGACTTCCGAGACGGCAACGGCAAGCGCGTGTCGTCGTACGCCAACGACATCGAGGCGCGGATCAAAGGACGAGAGCCGTCGTGAGCAGAGGGTCTACGTCCGCGTAAACCCCGCCAATACACGCCAGCCACTTCTGCTCTGCCTGCGCCAAAAGCGCACGCAGGGATTCGGCAACGGACTGATTCTGCGCGGAGACCGCGGCGAAACTGGATCGGGGCACGACCATTCCGGTTCACATATTCGTCGGCCCAAGCGTCAAGGTCAAGGCGATCGAAGGCCACGCCCTGCACGCCCATGGGGACTTCTCGGACGAGCGGCCTGACCTCGGCGTTGAAGCGGTTGCGATCCATCCCCAGGTACGCGGGCGCGTCCCGGAAGCGGATCAGTCGCGGCAGGATCACGTCAGAACGGAATGTCGTCGTACTCGTACGAGTCGCAGCCGGTCTTGATGACCTCGACGGGCGGCTCCTGGCCGTTGGCGAGGATGCAGCCGCCGCTGTGGAAGTGGACGCACGTCCGGCAGCCGGTATCCATCGTCTCGAGAAAACGGATCTCGGCCTTCAGGTGCTCGATGCGCGCGGCGATTTCAGCTTTCGTTCTCATGTAGACCTTGCTCATGCGGTTTGCAGCAGCCTTAGATCAATCGGATGGACAACCTCGGACACGTCGAGACGACGTGATCCCATCTCGGTCTGGATCACGCGCCAATACTTCCCGTCGCGCATGACGCGGATGCGGTCTGGCGCCGGGATCTTCTTCTCCTCGAGGACGGCCAGGGCCTCGGTGACGGTCGCCGGGCACATGGCGCCACGCGCCCAGAACCACGAGACCGCGTGCTTCTTCACGCCCGATCGCTCGTCCTCAATCGGGATCCACTCATCGAACGACGTGGGCCCGCACCAGTACGTCACGCGCAGCGAGTCCGGGCGCATGGCCTTCTGGTGTCGCCGGTACTCGACACGATCGACCGTGTACCACTTGGGCTCGGCGAGCGCGGCCACGATCACGCCGTCGGCGGCCTCGGTGCCGTGCTTGGGCTTGACGGGCCACTCGTAGCCGCAGGCCGGGCACGTCATGATCGAGGCGAAGATCAGCTCGTGGCAGGACGGGCACTCTTTGGCCGGCGCTACACTCACGCCCTCGCCGCCGCCCTTCGAGCCCTTGACGCGGATCTGGTCGATCGGCCCGTGCCGCTCGATGTTGCCGGCAAAGTCGAGGACCAGCGTGTTCTGCTTGTTAGGGTGCAGGCGCAGCCCGCGGCCCATGATCTGCACGTACAGGCCCGTGCTCTTCGTCGGGCGCAGCATCACGATGCAGTCGATGTGGGGAGCGTCGAACCCAGTCGTAAGCAACATCGCGTTGAACAGCATCCGGGTCTTGCCGTCCTTGAAGTCCTTGATCTTGGCGTCACGCTCGCCGGCCGCCATGTCACCGGTCACGTAGTCTGCCGACCAGCCGCGGCCTTGGGCAATCTCTGCCGCGTGTCTGGCATGATCGACGCCAGCGCAGAAGCCAAGGATGTGCTTGCGGTCGTGCGCGTATTGGGTGATCTCATCGAGCGCGCCGTGTATCAGGTCGGCGCGGTCCATGGCCGACTGAAGATCAGACGCCACGAACTCGCCGCCTCGAGTAGCCACCCGCGACAGGTCGGCCTTCGTCACGCCGCCCTTGGCGGTAAGCGGGCAGAGATAGCCCTGCTTGATGAGATCGCCGACGTTGGCCTCGTAGGCGATGTCGGTGAATACCCGGTCGGCGCCGTCGGTCAATACGCCGGAATCCATCCGAAATGGAGTAGCCGTGAGCCCGATCACCTTCAGTGCCGGGTTGTAGGCGCGCAGCCCCTTCAGGAAGCGGCCGTACATGGTGTCACTCTTCTTCGAGAGCAGATGAGCCTCGTCGATGATCACTAGCTCGGTGCCGGCAAACGTGGCTGGCAGTCGGTGGATCGACTGGATGCCCGCGACCGTGATCAAGTCTTTGGCTTTCTGATTGAGGCCAGCCGACCAGATCCCGATTGGCGCCTCGGGCCAGTAGCGCACGATCGCCTTGGCGTCCTGGTCGATCAGCTCCTTGACGTGCGTCAGCAGGATGATGCGAACGTCGCCGTAGCGATCGAAGGCATCCTTGATGAACGCGGCCATCGTCAAAGATTTGCCAGCGCCCGTCGGCAGCACGATCAAGGGGTTTCCCGTCTCGTGCTCGAAGTAGTCATAGATCGCCTGAACGGCCTCCTTCTGGTATTGGCGCAACTCGATCATCCGACTACCTTCGCTCCGAACTTGTTACGAAACGCCTCCACTTCGGGGTTGCAGACGGATCGGTGATCGACCGCGGCCGCGATCTCCGTGCTACGGAAGATCGGCGTCGTGGCCGGAAGGTCTCCGGGCGGCGCCGTAACCTCGGACGCCACCACGAACTCGTCGCCCGTGTCCTTGCGCTTGAAGAGAACCCATCCGTCGCCGGCATCCATCGGCTCGGCGTACGTGACTAGGAACGGCAGCGTCAGGTGGTTCTCACACCCGGCCCGCTGCGCCTCGAGGGGGATCTCCTCGGCGCGGTAGAAGGCGCACGACCATCTGGCATTGCCCTCACGCTCCGGTGTGGCATGAACGCACGACCGGCACGACTTGGCGAAACCCTTGTGGCCGTGGCACACCGCATTGAACGGACACCAGTTGCACAGGTAATACTTTGGATCTTCGCTGATCTTGGGCGGGGGCAGGGGCCCGAAGATGATCGACTCAGCCTTGGCTTCGGTGCGCTCAAATTCAACCTGGTCAAACTCGACGCGCTCGGAGTACAGGCTCTCGTCGTCCTTGTTGACCGCCAGGTACAAGGCGCGGTCCATACCGCTCTTGCCCATGTACCAGTTCATCTGGATGAAGTGTTCGGGCTTCGCTTTGCGAACGCCGTTCTTCTTCAGCTCCGTGAACGACTTGGTGCCGTGGGTCTTGAACTCGAGGACGTGCCACTTGTGGCCGCCCTGCGGAATGTTGGTTGCGCAGCCGTCCATGTGGCCCTTCATGTGGCCGCCATGACTCTCGAAGCCGAACTGCTTGCCGGTGGCCGGGTCCACGTCGTGAACCTTGACGCCGATCGCGCGCAGATCCGCAGTGAATCTCGGCTCGGCCATGTGCCCGGTCTGGAACAGGCGCAGGGTGCGGCCATCGAACCGCTCCTTGTCTGCCCAACGGAATCCGTACCACAAGGCGCGCTTGCACTCGCGCCCGATCACGGACGCGCCCAGGTAATTGCGAGCCTTCTCGCTGCCGCCGCGCTTTTCGTACTGCTCGTAGATCGAGGCGACGATCGGATCTATGTGCGCGCTGATGTCAGCCATTCGGCTTCTCCGGTTTGAAATGATCGCGCAGGAAATCCTCCGCGGTCATGACTTGCGCATTCGGCTCAAGGCGCGTGATCACTTCGCTGATGGAATGCGCCGCGATGGCGGATTGACGAATGGCGATAAACACGGCCTCGAGGGCAATGTTCACGTCTCTCTTGGTTTTCAGGCTGCCAAGAACTGCTGCCAAACCGCGACCAAGGGCGTCAACGATTTCGGCAAGATCCTCGTTCTGGCTGTTTGGGCTCTGCGCGTAGTGATCGAGCATCTGCCGTACTGTCTCGTGGTATTTCACGTCGGTCGCTCCTGTAGTGAAGATGCCCGTCTCTCCGGGCCGTCACGCTTTCAGCACACCCCCGCGTTCGGGGCGATCAACCGGGGAGTCAGTCCGGCTGTGCTTCGTGGACAACCTCGGGCAAGGCGGGCTCGTTAGCCTTCGCCTCGGCCGCTTGGATCTGCTGCAGGGCCGCAGACCGCAGGGCCGCATGGAAGTCACCGGCCCGCTTGACCGGCAACTCCCCAAGGCCCTCGAGGATCAGGTTCACCTGGGCAAAGTTCAGCGTGAAGACGATATTCACGCTGTTCGGATCGAACTGGCTCATGGTTCGATCTCACTTCTTCCAGGGCGGTGAGACAGCGCCAGCGGGCTTCGGCGCAGCCTGCGGCGCGCTTGCAGCGGGCGCGAACGCCGGGGCCTGGGCGACGCCGCCGACGGCCTCGTACTTCTTCACACTGTTGCTCTCGCGCTTGCGGTCATCGACCTCGATGCCGATAGTCGCCATGAAGGGCTTGTTGTGAAGTTCGGCCGAGTTGGCGGGCTTGATCACGCCAACGGCGCGGCAGAACGCCGCGAGTTCACGCTGCGCGATGTCCACCGCCGTCTGGTTCGGGTTCTGAAGGTTCAGCCGCGCCCAGACCTTGCGCCCCTTGAATGGGCCGTCCAAGACCTCGAACACGAACTGAAGGTACTGGCCGGTACCGGCCTTGGTGACTTTCCACTCCGAGCCGGTTGCGATCATCACGTACTGGCCCTCGGGCAGCGCGGTGAACTCCTGCTGCTCTGGGATCGTGCTCGCGTCGAAGCCTGTCAAATCTGCACTCATAGAATCAATCTCCGTCGGTTAGTTGAGAAATAATCGATCACTTGGTCATGGCTGCGGTCAAGGCAGCCTGAAAAGACTCCCAAGACAGGGACACGTCCGGCATTCCGTACCGATTGCCGGCCACATAGGCCGGGTGCGGGTTCAGATGCAGGACGCGCTTGCCCGTCGAGATCGCCTTCACTTCTTTCTGGTTGAAGCCGGCATCCGTCGATCGCGTCAACACTTCGTGCTGCGCGAAACCGATGATGTCGGCCCACTCGTTGATGATGCCAACGGCGCGCTTGTTCAGCTTGAGGCTGTAAGCGTCGTAGTCGTCGGCCAAGGTCGGGTTCTTGACCTTGTTCACCTGTTCGTGCGCGATGCAGATGACCGTCATCTGCTTGTCGTTGCGCAGGGCGTCGAGGCCCCCAAAGAATTCGCGCCACAGGTCGTCGGCCATGATGTAGCCCTTGCCGTAGCCGATGTCCTCGATGTTCTTGACGCGGTGCGTCTCGCACACCTTGGCAAGAACCAGCGGCTCGAGCCAGTCGAGCGAATCAACGAACACCGTCTGGTACTCGTGCTCGCTCGTGTACAGGGAGGCGAGGGCGCTCATCACGTCCTCGTACTTGCCTGCCTTCGGGAAGGCGTCCACGTCGAGATTGTCGAGCCCTTCCTCGGTGATGATGCCGATGGGCTTCGGCGCGCTCGCCGCGAAGGTGGACTTGCCGACCTTGGGCGGGCCGTAAATCACGATCTTGGGGGCCCGCAGTCTCTTGCCGCGGGTGATGCTGGACAAATCAAATGCCATGTTCAGTTGACTCCTTCGTTTGTGATGATCTTGTTCGGCTCGACCTCGACCTCGGGGGCGGTGTCCTCGAGCGTCTTGTAGTTGGGCGCGGAGGCCAGGACGCTCTTCAAGAGCGTGACGCCCATGCCGTGTGCAAGGCTCGTCTCGTCGAGTTTCTCGCCAAAGTTGTAATCGACGAGAACTCTCCCCTCGTCGTCGGTCAATGTGATGGTGCAAATAGCCATTACTTCCTCGTTACGGTGATGCCGGTCTTCCCGGGGGTGACAGTGATCGGCAACAGAGCGTAGACGTCAGGCTCGTTCAGTTGAAGGTAGCGGACGCCGGCAACGTCAAGCTCAGGCTTGAGTTTCACCGGGCGCAGCGCGGGCGGGATCTGGCCGCACACGTCGTCCCACTTCTTCCAGTCCATCTTGCGATTGACGACGCCCTTGACTTCGATGCTGAAGCCGTCGGCCTTGATCGTCTGAGAGCCTTCGTCCTTCTTGCCCGTCAGCGCGATGATTGCTTCCTCGACCGCGATGCGGTCGTCGGTGGCTTGGCGTTCCTTGTCCTTGGCCGCCAGCCATTCTTCGGACAGTTGCTCGAGTGTCTTGCTCATTCAGTTGCTCCTTGTGTGGTTCGGTACCGCTCAAGCATAGAACAGCAAATTAGAAAAACTCAACTACCAGGACGAAAAAAGATGAACTTTGACTTTCGCGTTTCTTTCAGGTAAGGAGGCGCCGCACCGTGACCTCGGACACCTTCCCGATGATCTTGGCGCCGTCTGTCAGCTTGTACGTCGGGTATCGCGTGTCGTCGGCGATCAGCAAGTCCTCGCGGCCTTCACGGATCAGCCTGCGCAACACCGGGTCGCTGGCCCTGCCCAGGTGCGCGAGCACGACAGCACCAGGCGCAATGTGCGCGGCCTTGTTGATGACCGCATACGCGCCAGCGGGACAACTCGATGTGAGTGCGTCCGATGCAACGAGCATGGCGGCCGCCGTGTTCGGCGGATAGGCGACAGCGGTTTGCAGAAACTCGGCCACCGCGTCCCAATGCCAGCGAATTAAGGCACTTGGCGGCACTACAGGCACGACGTAGACGGGCGGTTTTGGACTTCCTCGGACGGGCTTGGATGTCTCGAGACCAAGCAGCCAGTCCACACTGACGCTGAACATCTCCGAGATCTTGACGAGCGAATCCGCGTCGGGTTCGGTGCGTCCGGCTTCCCATAGGTTCACGGCGGAAGGGGAGAGGTTCAGTTTCTTCGCCAAGTCGCGATGGGTGACAGAAGGGTGCATGGCTTGGCGCGCGGCGCGGATGCGCTTGCCCAGAGTAGTCGTCATTTTCGGTCGGTCGGTCGAGTGTCCCCGCAGGGTACGGGAGCAACTGTATCTTGAAAAACTCAACCGCGCCAAGTACCTTGAGCGATACTGTGCTTGAGTTTTTCTAAACAGGATGCAAACAAGTGGCTGAAATCAAACGGAAAACACGCCGAATAGGCGACGAACCTATCGGATATACGGTCGAAGGGGTGCTGGCGCTGGCCGGTGGGCGGGGCGAAGTGGCCCGCCGTCTGGGGGTATCGGTGCAGAGCGTGGCGAAGTGGGGCAGGCGAATTCCTGGCCCTCACGCTCGCTCGGTGGCGATCATGGCCGGGCTGCCGCTCGCCATCGTTCGTCCCGATCTCGTCAGAGAGACCGTCAAAGATTACGCTGAGTAACACCCATGGCAGAAGAATCCGTTTTCGCGCGCTACGCGAGGCAACTCATCGAGCGCGGGATCTCCGTCGTCCCCATCGCACCCGGAACAAAGAAACCCGGGCAGTGGAGTCGGGAGCGTGGTTGGGAAGGAATGGGCGACTGGACGCGCTTCGCCAAGCGTTTTCCGACAGAGATCGAACTCGCGCTGTGGGAGACCTGGCCCGACGCCGGCATTGGTGTCGTGCTCGGCGAACTCTCCGGTGTCATCGGGCTCGATCGTGATTACGACGTACCAGGTGCGAGTGACGCGCTCGACAAACTGATTCCGTTCTCGCCGGTTGCGAAGAAGGGCGAGAAGGGCTGGACGAAGTTCTATCGCTTCAACGGCGAGCGGTCGTGCTCGTTCAACGTACAGAAGAACCGCGTCCTCGACGTGCTCTCCGATGGTCGGCAGACAGTGATTCCGCCATCACAGCATCCAAGCGGCTGCAGTTACGTGTGGATCACGGTCGATACGCTCGACAACATCACGAACTCGACCGATCTGCCGAAGTTGCCGGACGACTTCCTCAAGCAAGTCGAAGATCTCCTCGCGCCGTACCAAACCGAGGACGATCGCAAGTACCAGAAGAAGGTGCTGGCGCCGATCGAGGACACGAACAAGATCGACACGGCGCTGTCGATCCAAGCTGAATACTTCCGCGATCTGAACCGCGAGGCGCTGAATCGTCTCGATGAGTGGGTCAGCCAGTTGATTCCGACCGCCAAGCGTCAAGGCGACGGATACCGGTGCGTTGCAACATGGCGCGGCGGCACAAACCCGAACGTCGGCATCACGCCGAAGGGCATCCGCGACTTCAAGGGCGACTACGGCATGACGCCGATTGATCTGGTCATGTACGCCAACGGCCTGACTTTCCAGAAAGCCACCGAGATCCTTCGTGGCTGCCTCGCCATCAAAGAAACCGAAGTCATCACGCTTGAGGGCATGGCGCAGCCGGCCAAGGAACCGGCCAAAAGCGTTACCTCCAAGCCAGTCCTTCCATGGCAAAAGCCGGCTGCAGCGGTTGCGCCACCTCCGGCCATCATCCTTCCCGCCACGACCTCGGAGGCGCCGGCCAAGGCCATCCCGAACTTCATCACCGACCCGCCCGGCATCTTGGGCGACGTGGCGCGCTGGATCACGGCCACCGCACCGAAGCAGCAGCCTGAGCTCTCGCTCGCTGCCGCAGTTTCCTTGGGCGCTGCCGTCACGCAGCGGATCTACCGCAGCAACCTGTCGAACTTCACGAGTCTGTACCTGATCATGGTGGCCAAGTCCACCGAAGGCAAGGAACACCCTCAGTCGTGCGTCGAGCGTGTGCTGACAGCGGCCGGGCTCGAAGGCTTGGTCGCGGGCTCGGGATACACCTCGAGCGGCGCTGTGTTCTCGGCGCTCCTGCGCCAGCCGGCGCACATTGCCATCATCGACGAGATCGGCAAGTTGCTGAAACTCTCGCGCGCAAAGGGCAACGCGAACTCCGAGGCCGCAATCGACAAGTTGGTGGAGGCGTTCGGCAAGTTGAACGGTGTCATGCGCCCGCCCGTGTACTCGACGATGACCATGAGCGCCGCCCAAGCGGCCGCCATGAACGCCGATCGAGTCGTTCACAACCCGGCAATCTCACTGCTCGGCGCGACCACGCCGGCAACCTTCTGGGGATCGCTGACCGATGATCTGGTGCAGGATGGCTTCCTTGGTCGCTTGATCGTCGTCGAGTCGGGCCAGCCGCGTCAGCTCGCGCGCTTCGTCGATCAGACCGAGCCACCGGCCCGTATCGTCGAGTGGTGCAAGACCGTGAACGCGCCGGCCTCACGAACAGGGGATCTGGCCGCCAAGTCGCTTGCCGAGTTGCAGCCGGTGACGATCGCCATGGAGATCGGCTCCTCTTGCGAGGATCTGATGCGCGCGTTCGAGTCTGAGCTGAACACGCTCAAGGATCAGTTTGAGCCCGAGGGGCTCGATGTTCTGCTCGGACGCACCTTCGAGAAGGCGCTGCGCCTCTCGATGATCGCCGCAAAGGCGCGCGATCCGAACTCGTCTCAGGTCGGTGTGCAGGATCTCGAGTGGGCGATCAACTACGTGCGGCACTACGACATGGCACTGGTTCGATCGGTACGCAAGAACCGCGTTCGCAGCCAGACGGACGCCGACTCGAAGAAGGTCATTGACTACATCCGCTCGGCGCGGGCGTTCGCTGCGGAGCAGAAGAACCCTCGGCTCGCAGCCGTGTTGGCGACGGGGGCAATGCCTCACTCCATGCTGCTCAAGAAGATGCACATGAAATCGCGCGAGTTCACCGAACTCATGAACACCCTGGTCGAGTCCGGGCTCGTGCTCAAGTCGCCGGGCGCTCATCTGCACTTCGCGGGCGACGTGTACTACGCCGGGGAGGAATAAAAAAGGCCCGGGGGTTGCCCGGGCCAAGTCTCTATGGGGGGATAGAGGTCGTCAGAGATCGAGTCAATCCTAGCGCGCGGGGTGGGCGCGCGCAAGGGTCATCGCGGTTGCTCCTGTTCACCCCTCGCCCGAATCGCGGCTAAATACTCTTCCGTAGGCGGGCAACGTAAACAATCGCCTCCCGGCCAACTTCCGCAAATACACGGGCCACAAACTTCACCTTTAGGGTAATCAATAAATTTCTCTCGCTCTGCTGCGGCAACGAGGGCGGCTAACTCGTCCACCAGCGTCTGAATCGACATGCCCGATGGTTGCCACTGCCTGCCAATCTTTTCACACAGCAACTTCTCGACTTCGATCACCGTCTTGGTCACGGCTTCTGTCACATCGCTGATGGGCCTCTGCTCTGCTGCGGCAACGAGGGCGGCGAAGTTGGCAAGCATCTCCCCCAACACCGATTCACTGCGTGAACACACAAATCCAGCCTCTCGCGCCATTCGGATAATGTCATCGCGGGTCATCGCGGCTGCTCCTGCTTGGGCAGCAACAACACCTCAGTCGTCGCGGGAATGTGCCAGACTTTGCCCTCGTCGTCGGTGCAGTACGAATACATCCCGTCGATGCGCTCGAAGTTCAGCTGCTTGCCGGACACGAGTTCGACGCGGCTGTTGCGCGGTACGTCATAGAGTTTCATCGCAGCCATTCCATAACCGTCACGGCCAACCAAATGATCAAGCCGACCGGCACTCCAATCACACCGGCCAACAGTAGCAACACGAACAACAATTGCCGCAGCGTCGGCGGCGGCATTCCTCCGACGCTCATACGCGCCACCGATGCTGCTTCGTCCACTCGGACTGGATCTCCTTCTCGCGCTCGATCTCGCGCTTCATGTTGAGCGTCCAGTTCATCCGCTCGTTCTGGGCGCCCCACTTGTAGGCCAGCCAGAGCCCGAACAGAATCATCACCCCGTCCCATGGAATGTTGGACAGGATCTCTCCGATCCCGGAATCAATCGCGTCGATAATGCTACTCATGCAACTTCCTCCTCGCGGTATCAACCGCGTGTGACAACTCTCGAATCCACCAACTCACCAGCGCGCGGGATCTGAACTCGGGCCACTCCCGGTCGGACACCCTCTTGCGAAGGTGGTAGCACCGACCGGGGTGTTCCGTGTCGCAGACCACGCACAACCGGTCAATTTCCGGCATACGAACCGATGTTCCGCGCGAGCCTGACGTAGGGATCGAGGTTCGCTTCCTCGTACCCGGCAGCCGTCAGGGCCTCGCAGAACTTGAGTACAGCCTCCTCAACGGTGGCGTACTCGTCAAGTGAAAACGTCGATCCATTCGCTTCGATCAGAACCAGACTGTTAGCGGCCACGGCGGCCCTCCTTCTTTTTGACTTCGTTACTCGGGTGCAGCAGCCACTTCTCGCCGGCTGCGTCGATTGCCTCGCGGCGCTTGGTTTCGAGGTAATCCGCCTCGCGCTCGGTGGGTTTGAAACTCGCCCTGGTGGTGACGCGCGGCCCGCGCGGCCGACGCCAGAAGGCGATCGGCACGGCCACGGACGCGATGGCTGCGAGGGCGGTGAGGATGGCCTCGGTCATGCGCCCTCCGCAAAGCGGTCGATGGGGCGGCCGTCCATGCTGCGGCAGTCGTCGCAGTACCAGAAGAGCGGCTGCGATACGGTGTCCGCATCCACTAACGTCAGCCCATTGGCGGTCTCCCGATACCAAGTGGCTTTCGCGATCTGCACGTTGGTACTGCCGCACTCCGGGCACTCCCATCGAGGGCGAGCGCCGTCCTCGCGGCCGTGGGGAAGGGGAATCAAATCTGTCTGACTCATGCGAATAACTCCATCTGTGGTGGATCGTAAACAAGACGGTCGCCATCCCACACTCTGCCGTTGCCGTAGAGCCTGTAGTGGCGACCGTAGAGGGTGAGGGTGGCCGAGGTGAAGGGTGGGGCCGCTCGAACGTCTGCCGTGGCCTCGTGGTACTCGTCGCGCAGCGTCTCGTACAGTTTCGAGGCGGTTGCGAACGAATCTGCGGGCCAGCGGTTCGGGCCGATGATCAGGAAGCCGCTCATGGGCTACCTCCTTCGGCCTTTGCGCGCGGGTGGCCGTGCTCGGGGATCGGGCGATCCTGCTCACACTCGATGCACTGCTCGATGGCGCCGTCCGGGCCGGTGGCCCCGCAGCGCAGCCGGTAAACCGAGTAGGTGTGCGAGTCCTTGTTGGTCGCATACACGTCGATGTAGCGACCGCAGCCGTAGTTGGTCATGGCTTGTCTCCTGTGGCTTTGGCGAGGGCGGCGCGGGCGGCTTGCAAAATTGGCTCACCGTCGGTTGTGCCTTGAATGCTACGGGCGGCCGCCGGTAGCAATTCCTCAAGCGCAGCCAAAAGATCGGGAGCTGCTGCGATCAAGCGGGCGTTGGCGGCGCTCTCCGCGCCGGGGCGTTTGATGGCGCTACTGATGGCGCATACGCCGCGGCCTCCGGCCTTGACCGAAATAGATGCGTAGTATTCGTTGTGGTAGCCATCGGCCGTCCACGGGGCGGGTGTGTGTTGCTGGCTCACGGCATCACCTCCGCTGGCGTGGCCTTGCCGCTTTCGGCGCGCAGCACACGCTCGATTGCCGCGCAGACCTGATAACTGTCACGCAACCCGTTCGGCGCTCCGGGCACGTTGAATCGCGGCTTCATGTTGAGCGTGTACAGGGCCAGTTCGAGGGCCTTCTTCAGGTCGGAGTCGGCGGTGCGGGCCTCCACCTCGTGCCCGCCAGCCACGATGGACACGTCGTCGATCCATGCGGCGTCGGCGTCGTGGGTGCGGCGCACCAGTTCAATGTCCTCGTTCAGCAGTTCCAGCGTCTCGCTCACGGCGTCGCAGTCGGGATCTGTCACGCCCGCAAACTCGAAGCAAACGGTTACGCGCAGGGCGCTCAGGTTCATCTGGTTCATCGGTCGGTCTCCTGCGATTCGGTGTGACCAAGCCATGCTTGGCCGATCAGTTCAACAAACATGGATCGGAAGAAGATGCGGAGGTCGTCGGCTGTGTCGTCCTCGTCGATGGCCTCGAACAGGTCGTAGTCGAGCATCTCGATGGCGTCCCGCAGGTCGTCCTCGTCGGCTTCGGCCACTGGCTCGCGGCGGGTCTCGGATCGTTCGGTGCGACCGCCGTCCTCGAACCAGTGATCGGTAATCACCATGCAGTCGGTCGCGGGGTCGTAGTCGTATTCGGTCGTGACCAGTCGGTTGGTGGCGGTCATGAGCGAGCCTCCGCTTGGGCCAGCGTCCAACGGGCGGCTTTCATAGCGGCCTGATGGTCGGGGTCAAGGTCATCTTCGATCTGGTTGAGCGCCCATTCGAGGGCTTCGGCCAGTTCGGTTATCAGTTCGTCGTTCGTGAGCGTCGGTCGGTTGGTCATTGGAGTCTCCCGGGGGCTTGCGCCCCCATCGTTGGTGTTGGTGTCAGTACAGGACAGGCAGGACGTTGTGCTTCGCGTCCATCGTGAACAGGGCGCCAGCGTCGTTGCCTTCGTCATCGGCGACCGGGAACACAAGATTGCCGTCATCCAACTGGATTACCACGGAGCGTGAGATGAAGCCCATGTTGTCGGCTTCCTCCTGCGTCATGTAGCGCACGGCGGTGATCTTGCGGTTCACCAGTTGAGCGGCAGCAACTTCCTCCCAGTATTCGGTGCGCTGCGCGGGGTCTTTGAGGTTCAGTTGTTTGGTAGTCATGTCGTTCGTTCCTGTGGTTTGTTGAGGGTCGGTTGCGATCAGATCAGACCGCGTACGGCAAAGGAAACGGTTTCGCGTCCCGCGACTATCAGGTGGTCAAGCACACGAACATCGATCAGGGCCAGCGCGTCTTTGAGTCGGCTGGTGATGAATTCGTCGGCGCGGCTTGGCTCGGGCACTCCGCTCGGATGGTTGTGAACCAGCACGATTGCGGCGGCGTTGTGGGCCAGCGTTGCCTTCACAACCTCTCGAGGATGCACGCTCGCGCCGTCGATGGTGCCGCGGAACAGTTCGTCGAAGGCGATGACGCGGTGGCGGTTGTCGAGGTAAGCGATGCAGAACACTTCGTGCGGTCTGTCGGCCAGCGTGAGGTTGACGTAATCGCGGAGGGCTTGCGGGCTGGTCAAGGCCGTGCCCGGTTGCTTGAGGCGGGCCCAGAGGTACTGCTTGGCGAGGGCGATGGTGGCGTCCTCGTCGATGGCGGCGGGCCGGGTGGTGGGCTGGACGGCGTAGAGGGCCGGGGCTTCGGATCGGACGGATCGGGTCTTGCGGGTCATGCGGTACTTCCTGTGTTGCGGTTGGTTCGGTCGGTCAGAGGGCAGCGGCGACGCGCTCAAGGGTCTCGATCAGGCGAGTGCGCTCCGCGTAGTCCGGGATCGCGCTGTAACTGGATTCGGTGTCGTTGGCGTCGTAGCAGCACATGACGGCCTGTCGAGTCAGTGGCACTGGCTCGACCGTGACGTAATCAAGGTCGCGGTCGTAATCGACGAACAGGACGCGGCCAGAGGCGAGCCGTGTCGCGGCGATGCGCTGGCCTCGGTCGGTGTAGTGGCGTCCGGTGTTGAAGGCGATGATCGGTTGGTCGGTCATGGTCGGTTCCTCTTGGTTGGGTCGGTCGGTCGGTATCGAGCAACGCTCGATCCGGTGGCGATCTTTTTCTACCGGTCAACGGGCGTCAAACACTTTCTTCGTGCTCGACCACGAGGCGGATAGTGCCGGCCACCAGTTCCCCAAGTTCCCAAAAGTTCCCAAACGTTGGGAATCACTATTCGACTATCCTGTGTGTATGTAAGTAGTTGATATATATATATAAGTATTATTATTTTTTATATCTTTTCTCTCTCATTTCCCAAGTTCCCAGCCCTCCCCCCTTTCCTAGACTTATCCACAACCTCACCCCTCTTAACCTCGGGAACCCGGGAAGTTGGGAATTTGGGGAATCGACGGTCGAATTGACAGGTAAGTGTCTGAGCGGCAAGGAAAAAGAGGGTCGAAAAGTGATTCCCAAGGCTTGGGAAGTGTTGGGAATTTTGGGAAACGGGTCGAATCGGGGTGATTGGGTGGACTAGATCAGTGGGCTGAGGGCCCGGAAGTGGGCCGTGGTCGCTGTCCCCTTCCTCCCATGTCCTCACATGCTCACGGATCAACCTTGCGCTCAGAGTTGAGCGGCGCTAAATTCGACGTCCATGCAGCGGTCAGAAGAACGGGAGCAAGCACGGTTCGTGAAGTGGACGCACAAGCGCGAGGTGCGGGCAGTCATGCCAGACCTTCGCTGGATGCACCACTCACCCAACGGCGGCCAGCGATCCGCCTTCACCGGAGCGCAGATGACCGCGCTTGGCGTCAAGCGTGGCTGGCCGGATCTGGTGATTCCCATGCCCAACGGCGGGCTCGCCATCGAGATGAAGTCCGACGTGGGCCGCGTGTCCGACGAGCAATCCGAATGGCTTGCCCGGTTCGAGGCGTGCGGCTGGACGTGCGTCGTGTGCCGGTCGGCCAGCGAGGCGCGATCGGAGGTGCTGCGGTTCTTTGGCGTGGCAGAGGGCGCTCTGCCGGAGGTGGAGTGATGCAACTGCCTGACCTTGGGTTCGATCCGTTCTTCGAGGGCGAGGGCATCCGTGCCCGCGTGCTGCACGCATTGACCGATGAGCCACAATCCGGACGCCAACTGGCCGGCTATCTGCACGGTCTCACCCGCAAACAGATCGCCGACGCGCTCAATGCGCTCTACCTGATGGAGCGTGTGACCCGGATCGGACGCAAGTCGGGTGCGACCTGGCGCAGACAGACGCGCGAGGAGGCCGACGAGGCCGAGCGCAGGCGAGTCAGGGGGCGGGGTGGGGACTGGTGACGCGGTGGGGGCCGGGGGTCAGGGGGG